CAAACGTAAACACTGTGATAGGTGTGATGGCTGCACTGTCACCCAACAACAAATGGGAACGTAACGTGCACGATTGTGAGCGTATGTGTAAGGCTTGGGTCAGTGGTTTTGACCTATCTGACTTCAAGGTCTCATGCTACAACACTATGAAGCTCAAGGCTTGGTCTATACTTGAGGACGATCTAACCAATGATGATGAGATACTGACTAGGCTGAATGGTCAAAAGATTAGATCATTCTACTCTAACATACGAGGGCTAGATGAGGTGACTATTGATGGTCATGCTCTAAACATTGCTCTAGGTATCAGGCAAGGTCTGACTACTGACAAGACTAATATGTCAAAGAAAGTATACAGACAGATGCAGGAGGTATATGTTAGGGCTGCAAAGCGTGTGAACGTCAGGCCTCATGTACTACAGGCTATCACTTGGACTACATGGAAGAGAGAGAATAATATATGAAAACTGTAATAGATAAAAGAATAACATCAACTAAAGTTTATCAAGTAAGAACATTACCAATAAGAAAGGGTAGTGACTACAAGTATAGACTATTCGTTGACGGTCAAGCTAAGACTTTGTATAAGGATTTAGATGAAGCTGAAAAGCATATAGAAACATTAAGTAAACTACAGGGTTGACAAACAATGGTAACTATGAAAGAACTACCTCATGGCAAATGGGTAGTCTATGATGATCAAGGAAAACTAGTCATCATGTCAAGAGACAAAAGAATTTGCCTTAACCAAATAAAAAACTTAACAACGAAGGAACAAACAAATGATTGATTATTCTACACACACTGAGCACTTCAGCAGAGCAGACAACTTTACTTACAACTACAAGTTCATTGATGACTCTATCATTGAGGTGTACAACAAGGGCTACACAATGCAACAGATAGCTGATGCTTTACGTGAGCCACTCAACAGGATTTCTTATCGTGTACGCTTACTACAGAACAAGGGTGTCATTGATCACAAGTACGATACATTCAGAGCTAGAATGACTAAGGTATACTTGAAGTACAAGAAAGAAATAAAAGAGATAGAAGCACAACTTAACATAAAAGGATAAGTATGAAAGATAAACAAACTGAGGGGGTAGCTAAGGTTATCCCCATTGACCAGTACTACTATGATCTATCAAGGATCATTGATGATGCTGAATGGATGGGTGAGGATGAGACAGTAGCCTTGTTCTTACCTGAGAAGGAACAAATAAAACAACAGATGGATGATGGAGAGCTTTGGTATCCTAACTTCTAATAGTACCCTGTCTAACGACAGCCCTATTATACCAAGGTTTTCTGATTTGTCAAGGAGAAAATAAATGTTTTATGATGTAATAGTAAAGTATTCTGATGAAACAAAAGAAAAAGTAACAGCAACAGTAGGTAACCAGAGTAGTTATTGTGAGGACATACTTGGTATGTTCAAAGAACCTAAGCTCGATTACGTACGTATAGAACCTTCAACATTCTGGAAAAATAAACGTGAAAGGATAGACTAATGGAAATAATAATTGATTGCGGTGATAAAGAACTAGCAAAGGCTATAGCTGATAAACTATCTGAGGATACAGGTGTAGCAAGAGATAAATTCAAGGAGAATACAGATGATGTGGATACTAGTGTGGATGCAACTAGTGACTAGCCAAGGTGTAGAACACTATCAGCTAGGCACGTTCACCAAGGAAACAGACTGTCAGGAGGCATTGAAGAAAGCTGTCATACTTGTCAGCACCAGTTCAGAAATGCTTGCCTGTCTAGAAGTGGACACAAGACAATGAAGGTAACGTACATAGAACACATGGGTTCAGACCTATCAGTTGTCAATGCGGCTAGGGTTAGCTTTGGTAAGCAATCAGAATTGGTATGTATTGATAGACAGAAAGGTCAGTACATACTAAAAGAAAAAGATGTAAATCTAATACGCTACCTAGCCAATCATCAACACAAGTCACCATTCAACCATGCCTTTGCTACGTTCCATGTCAAGGCTCCTATCTTTGTAGCTAGACAGTTACAGAAGCATGAGTATATGCCTTGGAATGAGGTAAGCAGACGATACGTAGACAGTGAGCCTGAGTTCTATGAGCCTGTGGTATGGCGTGGACGTAGTGAAGACAAGAAGCAAGGCAGTTATGGTATCGTAGATTTAAAGACTAAACCAACGCATCAGTATGCTTTACAAACTTATCATAACTTATTGTCTGATGGTGTAGCACCAGAGCAAGCACGTATGGTACTACCTCAGAGTATGTACACTGAATGGTACTGGAGTGGGTCACTGTATGCTTTCGCTAAGATGTGTAGCTTACGATTAAAGGAGGACACACAACTAGAAACACGAGAAATAGCACAACAAATAAGCAGTGTTATGAAAGACCTATATCCTTTTTCATGGAAAGCTTTAGGAGAAACAAATGTTACCTGATGAGATGGAAGCCGAGAAAAACAGGAAGCTGTTAGTATCTCAGGCTGATACAATAGAAATACTACAAACTAATGTGCGTGAGTTACAGGAACAACTAAACAAAGCACATAAAAGAATAGGTGAACTCACAGAGCAGGAATGTTTCTGTGGGTTAGCCGATGAACCAATACTAGCAGGAAGGGATTAATATGTACATAAACGATACAACAAGACAAATGATAAGAGAGATTGTGGTTGAGTTGTTCCAAGATGTACTCAAACCAAACCCAACTGATAACGAACAAGTCATACAACTTACTGATACTTTAGATGACATAATAAAGAATAAGGTTGACAATTACAAAGTAGAAGTGTATGGAGTAAGTCTAAAGGAGTACTAACATGACTTGGATAAGCCACAAAGAATGTCCTGCCTCTGACTGCGATAGCAGTGATGCGTTCTCATATAACTCAGAAACTATGGCAGGTAAGTGTCATTCTTGCAACAGGTCTTACCCAAAACAAATGAAAGACCTTGACAATTGGGCAGAAGAAGAGTATCCAACTTACAAACACAACAAGGAATCTTGGGATATGCAACAAGAACAACAGTCAAATGTTACAGAGTTTATCAAGCCTGTACACATGGGCTATCGAGGTATCACAAAAGAAACTATGGAGTTCTACGACTGTAAGACTTTCATAGACGGCAAGGGTGATCCAGTAAAACAAGAGTACATCTACCCTTCGGGTGGTGTAAAGATAAGACAACTACCAAAGACATTCAGTGCTAGGAATCTAAAGACTGATGAGTTGTTCGGCATGAACCTATGGAACAGTGGTACAAGCAAGATCATTACTATCACAGAGGGTGAGCTAGATGCTATGTCAGCCTACCAAATGATATACAATCCTAAGTTCGACAACCCTGTTGTGTCATTGCCATCGTCAACACCATCGCACAAGCTATGGGAAAAGATAAACAAGTTCCTTAGTTCCTTCGATAAGATTATACTGTCTATCGAACACGATGACCAAGGCAATGCAGTAGCTGCAAAGATAGCAAGCCTGTACCCTAACAAGGTCTATCGCATGGAGCTTGACAAGTACAAGGATGCCAATGAGTTCTTACAAGAGGGTGAGGCTAAGACATTCAAGTCAGCGTGGTTCAATGCTAGGAAGTATACACCTGCTAACATACTGAATACACCTGATCAATTCCTTGGCTTGTACAACAAGTCAGAGAACCACATCTACGTGGAGACAGGTGTGCAGGAGTTCGATGAGATGTGTCTAGGCTTGATGCAAGGACACTTCACCCTGTTCAAGGCACAGACAGGCATAGGTAAGACAGAGTTCATGCGTTACCTTGAGTACAGAATACTCAGTCAATACCCTGACATCAAGATAGCTACGTGGCACATGGAAGAGACTAAGCTACGGTCTATACTTGGCTTGGTATCCTATGAAGTAGGTGACAACCTTACACGTAAGGACTTGATCGAGGACAAGGATGCTGACAGTCTGGTGCAGGAAGCTATCACCAAGCTAACCAAGGATGAGAGACTATACCAGTTCTTTCTAAATGATGAGGATGACCCACTGAACTTGCTCACACAGATCAGGTATCTGTCTCAAGCATGTGATGTTAACTACATATTCTTTGAACCTATACAGGACATCTCAGCCAACTCAGGTAGTGAGGATGGCAAGGAGCAGTTCCTAGCTGACCTGTCAGTCAGGTTGTCTAAGCTTGCGGCAGAGCTAGGTGTAGGTATAGTTACCATTGGACACACTAACGATGACGGTCAAGTAAAGTACTGTCGTATGATTGAGCAACGTGCCTCAGTTGTAGTTGATCTACAGCGTGACAAGATGTCAGAGGACAAGGAAGAGAGGAACACAACTAGACTACTAGTGACAAAGAATAGGCCAGTAGGCCCGACAGGATACGCAGGACAATTAGAGTTCGATCCTGATTCGTTTACATTAAAGGAGAAATATGCAGTACACTGACCCATATGCTATGTTTGCAGCAGTAATATATTTCTTTGGCGTGTTCCTATACTACGTTCATGTCAGAACTATATTTTACTTTCTAGAAAAACCCCATGAGATGAGCTTCCCAAAGGTTATCTTCAGTAGTTTACTGTGGATATTCAACGTAGTGGCTCTAATGTGGGTAGAGTTTACAGGAGATGATGATGACTGAAAGAGTTAGAAGTCAAGAGTATAAAACTTGGGATGCTGAAAGAAAAAGAAAGACTTATCATCGTGGTCAACAAATAATAAGAAGGTTTAAATTATTTAAAGGTTGTGCTGAGTGTGGTTACAAAGAACATCATGCAGCATTAGAGTTTAATCACATAAATAGATCACTCAAAAAATACACAATGGGTGAGATTGCCCATCATGCTGTATTAAAAAATAACACTAAAGGAAAACTAAAATTAAAAATTGAGATGTCTAATTGTGAAGTGCTATGTGCAAACTGCCATAGAATAAAAACATTTGAAGAAAAACATTGGAATAAAGTGAGATAGATTATGAAGATAGTTGCAATGGACATCGAGACAGAATCACTGACTCCTGAAAAGATTTGGTGTATCTGTGCAGAGGATGTGCAGACAGGTGAGAAGGAACACTTCGTGCACCTAACAACACTACAAGAAGAGAAGGAAAGATTCATTGAATACTGTAGTAGATACGATAGGTTTATATTTCACAACGGAATCTGTTTTGATGTTCCTATTATTAATCGTCTTGTAAAGAAAGACTTGATACCACTTGAGTCAGTCATTGATACACTGATTGTCAGTAGGTTAGTTGACTTCGACATCAAGCATGGTCACGGCCTCAAGGCTTGGGGTATCAGGCTAGGTAACTTCAAGATGGACTTCTCAGACTTCTCTATGTTGTCAGATGAGATGATCAAGTACTGCCATCAGGACGTTACAGTTACATTAAAGGTGTACGATAAGTTCAAGAAACAAATACACAATCCTGAGTGGGAGTGGTCTATGAAGTGTGAGCATGACATACAAATACTGTGTCAGACCATGACAGACAACGGCTTCTACTTCAACAAGGCCAAGGCTGAGGAACTACTGGATGAGATAGAACAACGTAAGGCACACCTTGAGGATGCTTTCCAAGATGACTTCCCACCCAAGCTAGAGGAAGTTAATCGCATCAAGTACAGAAAGAAAGCTGATGGTACTGTGTTCAGTAGTGTGACCAACGCTCAGGCCAAGTACGCAAAGACACAAGTTGACTGGTCAAAGAAAGACCCTGAGCTAGTGTGCTATGACTTCATTGACTTTAACCCTGCATCACCCAAGATGAGAATAGAAAGACTATGGGAAGCAGGATGGAAACCCTTTGAGAAAACTAAAGGACATATTGATTATGAAAGACAGTCAACCAGAACTTTTCGCTGAAACAAAAATTTGTTATCGTTGTAAAAAAGATTTACCTGCAACAGAAGAGTTCTTTTCAAGGAACTCACATAACGGTAAGAGGTCACACCTAAAAAACTTTTGTAGAGAGTGTGACAGAAAAGATCATAGAGTTGTTGCTAGTATTAAGAAGCTACCAACTACACCACCTAAGTCCACTGATTGTGACTGTTGTGGCAGGAGTCTAGAAGAGTTATCTACAAGAAACGTTCACTTAGATCACTGTAGAAAAACTGAAACATTTAGAGGTTGGCTTTGTAAAAGCTGTAACATAGGGTTAGGTATGCTAGGGGATGACGTTCAAGGTTTAACCAGAGCACTTAGTTACTTACAGAAACATGAGGAACAAAATGGATGAACGAGGACAGAAGTTTGCTAAGTTCGGATGGACTTTA